CAACGCCTGCCGGGAGACGGGGTACAAGCTCCCCGGGGTTGGCCGGCACTGCACCATGGGAGTGGACGTCGGCAAGGTTCTGAACGTCAGGATCTCCAACTGGGTGAAAGACGGGACCACCTGGAAGAAAGTCGCTCGGTATATCGCGACTGTACCCGACTTCGGCGACCTGGACAGGCTGATGCAGCAGTATGACGTGGATCTGGCGGTGGTCGACGCCCTGCCCGAGACGAAGTCGGCGACGGCCTTCGCGGAGCGTCACGCGGGACGAGTGTTCCTGGCCTATTACAACGTCCCTGTCACCAGCAAGGAGTACACGATCTGGGACGATGACGCCCGGGTCGTTCGGGTGCAACGCACCCTTGCCATGGCCGGGGTCATGGAGCGCTACATCTGCCGGGGGATCGTGCTCCCGGAAAGCGCCGAGGTGATCCCGGACCTCTACGAGCAGATGAAAGCCCCCAAGCGGGTGCTCAAACGAGATGAACGCACGGGTAATCCGGTTTACGTCTTCATGGAGGACGGTAAACCGGATCACTATTTCCACGCCGAGGTGTACGACGATGTGGCCGGTAGCAGGTGGATTGAGAGGCGTCCGGCCGATCCGGCGGCTCTGGCGATCCTCCGGGGCTTGAAGGTGCACGGATAGGGGTGATAGTCAATGCTCAGGCATCCGCCCACACGTAAAGCGTCCTGGTGGCGGCGGGCTGTTGGGGAGATCTCCAAGCTCGTGGTTCAGGCCACCAGCTTCAGTATCCGGACGGCCCGCTGGAACGCTCCGTACGCGCTGAACTCCACGCGGGTGGACTACGAACTGGCGAAGCAGCTGTACAAGAACACCCACGACAGCTACAAACTTGGCGCGGCTTTCGCCAGGCCCGTGATCGACACCACCGTCGGGTTCATGGGCGTGCCCCGGTTGCAGTCGGAGGACGAGGAGGCCCAGGCGGTCCTCGACGATTACTTCGGCGCGTGGACCGGACGGCTGCAGAAGATCGAGCGGAACGCGCTGCGAGACGGCGACTGCTTCGTCCGTCTGGCTCGCCTCGACATCGAGGATGATGTCCTCTACCCGGAGGCCGAGGGCCCGCGTCTGGATCTGACAATCGTCCCCGCCGGACAGGTGGAGGTCGAACTAGATCCGGCCACCGGACAACCCGCGGCGTACATCATCAGCACGCGCCACCAGTGGGGAGAGCGCAAGGAACGCACTTACGTTCGCGTGGAGCGAGTGGCCAAGGACGGGATCACGGTCACGGTGGAGGGCGACGCTCCTCCTGGCGTCGTTAACGAGACCCAGCCAAACCCCTGGGGTTTCATCCCGATCGCGCACTTCAAGAACGAGGCCGAAGAGGACGAGGTCTACGGCAGTTCGGATCTCGAACCGATCGAGCCGTTCATGAAGGCATACCACGACGTGATGCTGTACGCTCTGCAGGGCTCGAAGATGCACTCAGCGCCGCGCCTGAAGCTGAAGCTCAAGGACATCGCGCGGTTCCTTGCCAACAACTTCGGCCTGACCGAAGCGGACCTGGCGGCAGGCAAGACGATCAGCCTGCAGGGGCATGAGCTGCTTCTGTTCCAGGACGACGAGGACGCCGAGTTCATTGAGGTCAAATCTGCGACCGGCGGGGCCGAGGTGCTCCTCAAGTTCCTGTTCATGTGCATTGTGGATGTCTCGGAGACCCCCGAATTCGCGTTCGGGACTGCGGTGCAGTCCAGCAAGGCCAGCGTCAGCGAACAGATGCCCGCGCTGGTCCGAAAGGTTGGCCGCAAGCGAGAGCAGTTCACCGAGCAATTCAAGCTCCTGGCTCGCATGGTGTTGGCCATGACCGCCCAGGCCGAGTCTGCGCGGTTCAGCACCCACGCGACGGAGATCCTCTGGGACGAGATTAACCCCAAGGACGAGGCAAAGGTAGCCGAGACGCTGGAGCGGATCGTTAATGCCCTGAACGTCGCGGTGACCGGTAGCCTGATAAGCCACGAGGCGGCGGTCCAGTACCTGGCCACCTTCGTGGACACGATGAATGATTATCTCACCGACGATCCCGAGTTGCCTGGCGAGCGTGAGCGGATTATCAAATCCAAACTGCTGCTGGATCGCCTGAACGACGGCACCGAAGGGGCGCCCGAGGAAAAGGACGAGATCGACCAGATCCTGAAGCGGTTCAAGCCCCAGAAGCCCATCAACACCGCAGGGGGTGACACCGGTGACCAAGGTGCAGGCGGTGCCGCTCCCGAGGCTTAAGCGCGGCGAACTGGTCCAGGTGACCACCGGTTGGGCCAGGGGCTTTTACGGCCGGGTCGTTGGGCGGACAGATACAGGATGTTGCGAAGTGGCGGTCAGAGTCATGGGGATGGAATCTCGGCAGGCTTACCCGCCCGGGAGCCTGATCAGGACCAGGGGGCGAGACTATGTCGCTGGACGATTACCTGAAAGCGGCCGGCCCGTATGCCCAGGACATCCTTGCCGCGCGGTCTGAGTTCCTCCGTATCCGGCTTAATCTACAGCCGGAGATCCGGAAGATCTATGCCCGGGCGGCTGACCGGCTGGCAAGGGAAATCAGGGCACTGCCCAGGACTGGGCATGACCTGACCCGCGACTATCTTCGGGCATTGGAGACGGCTCTCCGGAAAGAGGCCGGGCAACTCAATGCCGATCTGACCGCTTCGCTCAGAAGCACCATCGAGCAGTCCGTCGCGGCGGGGCTCAAGCCCCACGCGAGAATCACCACGAAGCTGCTTCAGCAGGCAAGTATTGGGCTCAACGTGCTCCAAGCTCAGTGGGCATTCGCCGCGGTCAACACCAGAGCGGTGGAAGCGATCTGGGCGCGCGCCCGGAACGGACTACGGCTGTCGGACCGGATCTGGAACATCGCCGGGCGCAACATGGACGCGATCCGGGACGTAATACTGGACTCGGTCACCATGGGTCGGGACGCTGTCAAGGTGGCCCGCGACCTGGAGCAGTACCTCAAGGTCAAGACCCCGGTGACTGAGTTTCCGAACATGATGAAGCGCATGGGGAAAAGGATCCCCAAGGATATCACCTATGAGGCCCTGCGACTGGCGCGAACCGAGATGACCTCAGCGTTCGGGGAGGGGACTATCGCCGGAGGCCATGCAACAGCGAGCTATCGAGGCATCCGCTGGGTGCTATCTGCCGCACATCCTGAGCCCGATGTGTGCGACGAACTTGCCCATGGGGGCCCGGGTCATGACGGCGTATACCCTCGGGGGCAAGAGCCGGCCTATCCCGCTCATCCGAATGAATTATGTATACTGCTGCCCCAGCACGAGAAACCCGATGACTTCGTAAAGCGCCTTCGGGAGTGGAGGGACAATTCGGGCGCACACCCGGACATCGACAGGTGGTATAATGAGGTCTACAAGGTGGCGTACACCGGAAGCCAGGGACCGGCGCCCACTGCGGCGACGCCACCGTCCCAAAACACCGGCCTGAGCTTGGGCGCGCGGCGAACACTGGTGAAGGGATATAGCCTCCAGGGAAACAATGTTCGCGATGTTGTCGTATATTCCGGAAAGGACGGCGTCCGCCTGATCACACCGGTGGATCTCGATGCCTCGCTTCAGACGCTGACGATTGAAGATGTGCGGGAGGCCCTGTACAGGTTGCCGACCCGACTGAGGAAGTTGATCGACGAGGTCCAAATCCTTGACTACGCGAACCCGGATGATCCATACTGGGAGCAGAAGTACAATATCCCGAAGTTCCGGTCGTTCGCAACGGGTGGCGGCCGTTCCATCCAGTTCTACACCAACGGGTACAATAGCAAGCAGAGCAACCTTGACTACCTGCCCAAAGCCCTGAACCACGAGGCGGGCCACCTTCTGGACCAGGCCCTCGCAAAGAGGTCGTCTTCGCGCTTCTCCGATTCGCCCATCTGGTCTGTTGCCAGAACAAGCGATACAACTCACAACCTGGGCATAGAATGGACCTCAGAGTACGCTCGTCTGAGCCAGTCCGTTCACGAGGATTTCGCCGATGCCGTCGACTTGTGGCTCAGATCCGCAGATGTGATGCGCGAGCGATTCCCTTACCGAACCCGAATCCTATCTCGCGAGGTGAAGATACGTGGCCGTTGAGGTTCTTGAACTCAAGCCGGGAGAACGTACCCCGGCAGGTGGAATGAAGGCCGTCGCAGTTTACCTCGACGACCAGGGTCGCGACGTGCCCAAGGAAAGTGCCACGCAGGTCATCATTCGCGAACTTGATGCAGCCGGGAATGTCATTCGCGAAACATTCGGAGGACTGCGGCCATGAAGAGGCTCAGCATGAGTGACGAGCTTCCCAAGGGCATGGCTCCCTCAATGCCGATTGAGCACAGCGCAAAGGCGCCGGAGGTACCGGCGCCTTTAACGTTGGCCGGCGGCAACTATGCCGGCGCGATCCGCCAGGCCCTGGACATCCTGCCCGTCAGGATTCGGGTCGACCGGTGCCTAGTGCTGGAGCGCCACGGGCGCGCGCCTGAGGTTGCCCTCCGGCTAACGGTCCTCGGTGAAAAGGAGGATGCAGATGGGACGCAGCAGGATCGAGACCCTGACCAGCGGCCGGATGCTGATTAGAGACCGCGATTCCGGCCAGTTTGTACCGTTCAAGGGAGCCCGGGAATCTGCCCAGGGCTCTTCTATTTCGGGGACAACCCCGAGCCAGGATTCCCGCCCTGCCCAAGACCGCTCGACCATTGGCACACCGGGAGGGTCAAATCCCGGAGTGTGAGCGGCGCCTTCCTTCCACGCTCTGGCGGTGTGTAAGGGCGGGATGCCGGCGGGGCGCCCGGGAGACTGGGCGCCCTAGTAATTATCCAGGAGGTGATTGGAGTGAGGAGAGCCATCGGGGAAATGGCTGACACCCCGTCGGGCGGGCTCCTGATCTTCGCTGGCCTGACCGGCGAGATGAAGGTTGAGGACATCCCGCTGGCGCCCGGGGTCGACCTGGCCGCGCTCAAGGGCGGTGACACTGACCCCTTGGAAGTGGTGGTTGAGGTCCCGGCGGGCAAGTCCAAGCGCGGTTGGAACTACCGGGAATCGGCCCTGCGAAAGATCGTGGATGCCGTCAACACCCGGACCCTGGCGGGCTACAAGGGACATCAGAAGCCCGAGGACATCGCCCATCAGTTCATTCCGCCTGCGACCCACTGGGTG